GATAGGGGAAATTTGGGGCGTTTGCGCCCTTGTGGTGAGGTTATAGGCTGTTAGCTGTTCTTGTTCCCTGTTTTGTGTTGCTTTTAGGGGTTTACTCTTATGGGGGACTAAGGGTGAACCCCTATTTTGGGAAATAGTGAAGGGAATATTTGGTCGGAGGGATGGGAAAGAACTCAAACGAAGGTACAAAAAAGTAGACAAGTGGGGCTTAAAAAAGAAATTTGGTCAAAAGTTTGGTAGTATCGTTACTGTATCGTTACTTTGTATCGTTACAAAATCAAACATGGAAAAACGAAGGTGTTTACGACAAAAATGCGGGGTTGAATTTACCCCAACTAAGCCAAAGCAAAAATACTGTTCTACAAAGTGCAGGACTTATGCTCACCGTGAATCTAAAATTGAAAACCCGCTTGAAATACCAATCCCGCATATCCCGCCTTCCAAAAGAGAAGTTGTTGAGCAGGTTGTAAAAGACTTTACTAAGCCCACAAACGAAATAAAGCCCAAAGATCAGCCCAAATCCAACTTTGCTATTGATACCCGTCCCAAAACACTTGACCAATTAAAGGCTTTGTGTCCCCCCGAACTTAAAGGGTTTGATAGAAGTGAGTGGATTGGTAAAAAAAGACAGGAATACGGCATTTAGCCGATATACTTTTGATAATCTATAATTTGAACAAATGAAAGCAAATGAATTAAGAAACCATAATTGGGTAAACATAAACGGACAACCGTACACCGTAAATGGCGCTTTTTTAGCTGAGATTGAAAAAAAGAACTGCACATGGGTAAAGTCTATTTCGTTTGTAGAAGTAACTGCGGCAATATTAGAAAAAATTGGATTTACCACAGACGAGTTTAAAGTAGAGTACAGAATTGGGTTACCAATTGGGGAGGGTTCTGATTTGTTTATTGAGGACGAAGGGCATCCGATTATGAGTTGTGGTATAAAGAACGATAAACATTATAACTACTTTAAAGACATTCGCTATGTCCACCAACTCCAAAATCTGTACTTCGCCATTTCCGGTGAAGAACTTGAAGTAAAATTATAAACCAAGTAACATGGTAGAAACTATTTCATCACAAGAAAGAACTGCAAGGAAAGACCATGAGGATAGCGCAGGGGTATGGATAGAAAACTCTCTATCAGATATACGTTCATGCGGCGAACTTACTTTTGGCGAACTCAGGTCAATAGCAAAACTGAAGGCTAACGGATGGAAGATACTGAAAGGTGAAAAGTATATTGATTCAGTAATTAAACAGGATGGAGTATTGTACCAATTTAAGTATAAGCCTGAAATAAATGCTATTTGTCAAAAATTAAATATGTACGAAAATTGCTAAAACCATGTAACATGGAAATAAAAGTAACCGGATGCCAACAAAATTCTATAACCGTTAAACTGGAAGAAAATGAAAAAGAAGGACATTGATCCGTATAGCCTGATAATAGGTATTGTCATTGGAATGGATATTATTTTATTAACCTACCTAATTCTTCATTATGCCACTAAATAAACAGCAATCAAATTCAGGGTATTGGGTTATTTGCGTTCAATCTTATGAATACGAAGGAACAGAAATTAGCAAAGGACGTATGAAATTCCATAAGTCAACTCGTCCTATTGTTAGCAATAAATGGCGAAGAGCAACAGCAGATGAAATTGAATCAAAACAATATCACAAAGGAAAGTATTTCAACCTTACCAATTTTTAAAATTTTTATATGAGCTTAACTAAACAGCAACTATTAATCCCACGTGTGATGTGCGTGGGGGGAAAGGAAGGGGAGCCGAATGATACAAGCGGTGACTTTATTACCGGGGATATTTTAACCCAAACAGTCAAAAGCGTACATAAGTGGAAGTCTGAAAAATTAAAGCACTCCGTTTACTTAGATGCTTCGTTTATTGAAAAATTTCCGCACTTATTCAGGCGGTTGGCGTGGTGTGATTACCGTGACGATAAGATAGGAGTTGAATATGTTAGGTATAAAAAGACCGGAACTGTTTTACCTGCATCCAATACAGTTTATAACGGCAAAATGTTTTTTATTGGCCCTTCAAAAAAATATGAACCCGGAATAAGGTTTGAACCCGCAGACCTCTCCGAATACACCGAATACCAAAAACAAAAGCGATGAGTACTAAAAGGGAAAGGATTAAGAATAAGTTTGGTGGCTTATGTGCCTACACTGGTAAGCCGCTTGGCGATGATTGGCAAATAGACCACATGGAATCGGTAGCGCATTGCAGGTGGAATGGGAAATCAGATAAAGCAAATCTTGAAGAAAACCTTATCCCCGCATTGAGAATTGTTAATCACTACAAAAGAAGCCATCATCTTGAAAGTTTTAGAAGATATATGTTAAACTTTCATACCCGTCTAAAAAAGTTACCCAAAAAAACAAGGGTAGCAAGAACCGAAAAAAGAAAAGAGTATATGTATAAAGTTGCTGATGCTTTTGGCATAACACCCGAAACCCCGTTTGATGGCATATTTTACTTTGAAAAACAAAAGGAGGCAAAATGAAAAACCGTAACGCCGTCTCCCGTATGAAGCGGGTGGTGGGTGGCTATCACTGGTTAAATGAAGGGTACTACGCTCACACTAAAAATAAAGATTGGGTTAGGACAATGCTGAATAAACTTTAACCGCCTCCGGGCATAAACTATATACCATGAAGTATTTAAAAAACATAATTATCGGAGTAATTGTAATGGCAATTTACATCGGGTGTGTTTTATGGATTTACGAAGGTATAAAGTTAGACCCAGCCGATAAGTTTTTGATTTGTTGGTTCGGGGCTTGTTCATTATTCCTTAGTCAATTAATTGTAGTTATTATAGAATCACCGAAATAAACGAAAAGAAATGACAGACAAACTTTACAACGGCTTCCGGGAAGGAAGAGCCCCCGGAGATCATAAGCCTAATAATCAGGTGCGGGGAATGACACAGGAAACAATGACTAAGGAGATTAAAGAACTTGTTTTGAACGAGTACAAAAATGGTAATATAGTTGTCGCCGGAATCGAAGGACTTCAAACCATGCCGATAAAAGAGTTTATAAAACAGGATGCAGAATTTATGCTTTATGACCTTAATCGTAGTGAAGCGGTTGTGTTGACTTTCATTAATGATCCAAAATGGGTAAACGACTATGCGGTTTGCAAAGTAATCCGTGAACTAAAACAACAACTCTCCGCAGAACGGGAACGGGCGGGGAAGCTGGTGGATTCGCTGCAAAAGTTAGCGTGGCATTTGGATAGATTAAAGCAGTATGATATAGTAGAACTAATCAAACAAACCCTAAACGACTATGACACCGCAACAAAAGAAAGCTGATGAACTTGTGGAAAGGTATCTTCCATTAATTACAATGGTTGATAAGTACAGTTATGTACTTAAACACGAAAGCAATAGTTTAGCCATCCAATGCGCCATTATTTGCGTAGGGGATTTGATAAAAGAAAACGAATCAATTCTTGAAATGTTAATAATGCACGGAACTGAACGAACAAGGATTCCGCTTATTACCAGATTAGATGAATTGCAATCAGTCCTTAACGAACTTAAATCAAGGTTATGAAAGTGGTAATATATACTTTATTTAGATATTTATTTGCGATTATTACGGTTGTAATATACCCGATTTTTATAGTATTCATTATGCTAAAACTTGTATGGGATTTTAAGTGGCTTGGTTTCAAGTGGATAAATGATTTATACACTAAGCACTATTCAGAGCAATATGATTCAATATTTGATTACCTTAATCGCAAGAAGAATAATAGTACACCTGATACAACTTGGATGAACGATTAACCGTTATCAACTTCCCGGTAGTTCAACTCCCAAAGGATGCGTTATATTTTAGGATTTTTATTTGTTCTATCGTTTATCCCCCTTCCTCATAGGTACACGGTATCGGTTCCTAATTTGAATAGTGGGGGATGCGGGTACTATGCGTATTACTTATCGGGGAAACTTTTGGGGTCAACGGTTGTTGGGATAGGGGGAAACAGACACTACATGGTTTATCGTAACGGGTTTTACTATGACGGTAGAGGGGCTTACCTACCTCATGTAATATGGCTATGGTCATTGGGTGATATAGAACCAATAAGCAGGGAAGAACTAAGGGGATTACTAAATGACCGTTCTCTATGGAATACAAAGTTTGATTTGAGGGACACAGCTTATTTTATATCTTTGTAGAAGTATAGAAACTCCTTACCAGCATAAAACGCTTGTGGGGTGTAAGTCAGGAACCCATTTTTAATCAAATTATTCATCCGCTCAACAAAGATTGTCAAGCCCTTATTTTGGCAATATGGTTGTTAGGCACAGTACGGTAAAATTATGGTAAGTAAAAACAACAAAATTAAGAGCTATACCGATATAGTCGGGTGGTTTGACTTTCAAGACATTTATGATTTAGCAGTAGATAAAGCAAAAAATGGGGATGCTTTTTTAGAAGTAGGTTGCTTTATGGGCAAATCTACTGCGTATTTGCTTGAAGCAATAAAAAAATCTGGGAAAGCTATTTCTGTATGGGTTATTGACATTTTTGAATCAGAGTGTAAACACCACGCCGATTTAATAAACGAAAATGGAGGTGGAACACTTTTAGAAATATTTGAAAAAAATATGGCTCAGTTAGGGTTTAAGCCCAATACTGTAATAGGCAAAAGTGATGATCAGTATAAAAACTTTAATGACGAATCATTTTCAATGATATTCATAGATGCCGCCCATGATTACGAATCAGTAAAAGCAGACTTAAATAACTTTTATCCTAAACTTAAATCAGGGGGAATATTTGCAGGACATGATTATGGGGAAGCAACCGCAGGTGTAGGGAAGGCTGTTGATGAGTTTGTGAAAGAAAAAAATCTTAAACTTGATGTTATGACAGCGTCTTGGATTTTAATTAAACCTTAAAAAATATATTATGAAACAAGATAGGGATGATTTTACGGCAACAATTATTGGCTTAATATTAGGGTGGTGGGGGTGGGATTTTAGCTATAATATTAATATCGTACACTAATATATTACAATGGGTGTTTGGGTGATTATTAAAATAAAAAAAATGGAAAATTACATTGGGTTTAAGAAAGATTGCTTTTATGGGAAATTGTTTGTTATTGCGATATACCCGCATTTTATATTTAGAATTAACAATAAAATGATTGGAATAAATATTGGAAAATTAAGATATTATAAAGCGTCAAATAGTTTAGTAAAGTAGTATTGTGCCTAACACGTAAATATGTGCAATAATAAATATGGGTTAAAAAAATATACAAACTTACAATCAATTTTGTAGTAATATGCTTTTTGAATTGTCAGCCCTAAATGGGGAGCAGTCGAAGGAGTTGAGTATTTTATAATCTTATTTGGTAAAATAATTAAACGAGATCAACCGTTATCCACTTCCCGGTAGTTAAACTCCCAAAGACGGGCTACTTCATATCTTTGTAGAAGTATAAAAAACCGTCCCCTGCATACTTGGCTTGTGGGACGTAGAACCTAAATCCGTTATTAACAAGGTTATTCATTGAGGATATGCCGTCAGGGTGAACGTAGGTTATAGCCCTGTAACAAAAATTAGCTGCTTTTAATCGGGTTTTTATCATCCGGGATTGCAACCCGTTCCCCCGGTACGGGCGGTGAACCCAAGCCCTGACAAAGATACAAACCCCATCAATGTATAGGCTTCCACAGTAGGCTACAATAAGTCCTTTGTCAACTATAACCCACCACTCCCTATTGGGCTTAAACTCGCTTTTTGCGTCTGCAAATACCTTCTTATCTAATTCTTGTAGACGGGAGTATAATGGCTGATTGTAAATATCCCCAAAACTGAATATCTTTCTAAGTCTTAGGGTTGCTTTCATCCTTCGTTCCCGTTTTTTTGGTCAGCGTATTCCCCTATCTCATACATCATAAGTTCATCTTCTATTCTTATCTGTTCCTCTATGTCGTGTAGGGCTATGCAAAAATCATCGAAATTAGCAAGAATTATCATGTCCTCCCCTGACATAAATCGTACTATTGTTTCCTTTTTGTTTCCGGGGATTTCAATGGGTCTTTCTATAAAGTCCACCATTACCATTGTTCTTCTGTATCCGTATTTTGTGGGTTGATTTTTTGGGGACACTACCCCCATCCCCTCCCAATCGGGTTCATCTTCATGCTCAATAAAGTATTTCTCGTATAACTCTATTCTTGTGGGCATAAGCCGGGGAACTTTCCTCTAAGTTACAAAATTTGTCCCTTATAAATCCTGAAATTTTTAACGCTGAAATTCTTATTGGGTTTCACTGTTATATGGGCAAATCCATGACAAGCCTTTCCCCCAAATGGCTGATATTCCGGGCGAAGGGTACACATACAACCAACGGTAAATGTAGTGGAAATTGAATCATCAATGTCGGGTTCTGTATGGGATGATTCTACGTGTACGTGACCACAAAGCATACTTGCCTTTGTTTTCATGTAAAGCATCCGGGCTGCATTTGCATACCCGCCGCCGCCCCTAAAAGTAAAGTGTCCGTGGTGTATATTAAGTTTACCTGCCTTTACTAAGTACCGCTGATCTATAAACTTAATCCCTATTTCGTTAAGGGAAAGCCTTTCTTCAAGATTGAAATACGGGTCATGGAAAAGCATTTCTGCCTTTTGCATTAAATAACGCTTGTACCAGAAGTCATGGTTCCCCTCTATGAAGTAGATAGTATCAAAATTGCTTTTTAAATACCGTAGAAACTCTTTAGCCATGTCAAACCATCTTGGTACATCGTGTGGGTTTATCGGCTCATGCTGCCATCTTGTAAATGGCGTGTTGTCAAGTAAGTCCCCGCCAATCATCAACTGATTTATGTTGTTCTCTTTTGCGTACTTAATCATTGCCTCAATAGGCTCTACCCTATGATTTGGGATATGAAAGTCAGAAGCAAATATGAAGTTGTTGAATGAAGTTGGGAGAACCATTGGAAGAAGTTCTTCGCTATCAGGGGCAGGAATTGTATATGGGCAAGTAGACCTTTTTTCTTCTTTAAAAAATTTGTCGTTTTTTACAAACTCCTTATTCCTTTTACCAGCTTTCCCTTCTATGTATCTAAGAGAATATCTTGCCGCATCTTTATCTTTAAAAAGTGCCTTGTTTTCATTATACATTTTTTCTGCTAATGCAGAAGTGGGCATCTTATCCCCGTACTGTTCTCTGTATTTTCTTGCTGTTTCTGCTTTAGGGTAGGTTCCTTTCGGTTTAAAAGGCATAAAACATCATTTGGTTAGGTTCAAAAATACGGTAAATCATTGGTTTATGCAAGAAAAATAGCACCGGCAACCACTTACCGGGGCAAAACAAACCACCATGTTGTCCAAATGAAAGCTATGTCGAAGGTACAATTATTTTCTCAAATTTCAGGGGCCACTTCTCTTTTACAAGTTCCTTTTTTATGTACCGTTCTATGTATTTGTAGTCTATTTTTAGTTCACGGGCTGCTTGCTTTATTGACCGGAAAGAACCAATATGCTCCCCCTCTTTTGTAGTAACCCTTACCGGGATAGGGGGCTTCTTGGGGTTAAGGCTTCGTTTCTTTGGCTTTGCGGGAGGTCTTGGGGTTGGGACGTATTTACCTATCCACATTACCCACTCCATGCTTTTAGCCCCCAAAAACGATTCCCCTGCGTTCCTTGAATGGTCGTAGTGTATCTTACCGTCAGCAATCTTTATTACACGGTACTTTGTCCCCTGCTTTATAAATAAGTCATTTACCTCTAATTCGTAGGCACGCACCTTCATTTCAGTCATACTTCTGTCTCATTAGATTGTACGGTAAAGAACCCTGCATTACCATAATGTATGGCTACAAGGGGGAGTTTAAGTCTTTGGATTAGCATATTGGCATCTACCGAGGACTTGGAAGCATTGTAAAAAGTATTGAAAACATAGGTTATCCTATCATGGTCTACTAAGCACTTTGTTACGGGGTAGCTTGTCCTAAATGTTTCTAAGTGGTCTTGCAGGGTTGTGGTCATGGCTTTGGAGATTATTGGTTATATCTATGCCTTTACTGTCGGTAATTGTTAGCATCGCACTTATTTAACTAACATAATGATAGTGTCACTAAATCTCAGATATGTTAACTACTATTGGGTTAATTGGAGTTCCATTATCTGATAGCCTATCATATTCAATTTCAGCCACTTTTTTATCCCCCCAATTATCCTTGCAATAGTTCCACAACTCTTTAAATTTTTGTTCAGATAGCCCATTTTTTGCTATAAAAGTAACTTCTGAATCAACCAATTCACAAGTAAAACATTGCGGCCTACTTAGACCAATTAATTTAAAACATGATTTCATTGTAACTAATTTTCACTTTCTACTAACCCAATGTTGCTATTCCCGTTAAATCTATCTTCTGGAAGTTCTACAAAATAACTATCAATACGGCTTACTGTTTGATTGTATTGATTATCACTAAATGGATTAATGGTAATATCATAATAAACTTTTGATTCAGTAAACGCAACCCCACAAATTACGCCTGAAATAAGCCCAGATTTACCAAAATTTATTACAACCTCTTTACCAATACTAAATCTTGATTCCATATATAATGTTAATTATTTTTATCAAAACTACTGCTTTTGTAAAATATATTTACCACCACACCTCATTTTTTACACGTTTTAGGTAATTCTTTTAATAATTACCAGTTCTCCCGGTTCACAATAGTCAAATATGTTTTTGGTTGTTTTAAACCCTTTTGTGAGGGGAACAAATCTTCTTCCATCCCACGTACACTTTATCCCAACCAAGACTTGTTCCCCCTCCTGAATGTCCACTAACCCTTCTGCTTTAACCGCTATTGCTTGCGTTTCCAATAATTCAGATACTTTTACTGTTTGCTTTGTACTGCTCATAAACTTCTGTTAGGGATTTAAAACTTCCATCTTCGTTCATCCAATCTGCAAAACTCATGCAATGTTCGGTATATTTTAGGAAATCACAAGCACGTAGCATTGCAAATTTTTCAAGTTCCTCAATAGCCTGTTCTACCCTTCCGTCTTGGGCTGCTAAATCAAGGATTTTTCGGATAGTTTGGAATTGGGGTGTCATAGTTTTTCTATTTCGGTTTTAACAGATTGCCAGTAAGGTTTAATGTGCAGCATAATATCTTCCGGGAATCCAGAAATAAAGGCTAACATTCTATCAGCGCAGATAGTTGCGTATTTTTTAGCCTCTGATTTTGCACCTTCATCAGAGTACACTCCATCAGGAAGCAACTCGTAAAACGATAGCCATATATCAACTGCTTCTTCATACGGTTTCATGCTGCCTCCCTTTCTTTTTGGAAGTTTGTTGTTCCCGGATATACTGTTTCATGGCTTTAATCCCTTCCATGTTGTAGGTTGTTTTGTTTAGGCGGTATTGGTAATACTCCCCTACATGGCCGTAACGGGACTTAAATTTCTTGGGGGTTCGGCTTATCTCAACCCCAAACTTTTTTTCTACTGACCGGGATAACTCTCTTGGGATATTAGTACACCCAAAGAGTTTAAATCCATCCATTATTGAAAGAACATTGCCTTCCAATAAATGCTTGCAGATGTGGGCTATTTGTGTCATAATTTATGTTGTTTGTATTACTTTTTTATATCTAATTTTAGAATTATCCCAGCTTATTTTGTATGCTATTTGGCGACTTATTTCGCTTTCTGCTTCTCGAATAGTGTCATACGTTTTCCTATACGCTGCCATAGACATATCACGTATTTCGGTTATGTAAACCCAAAATAATCCTAAAACCCGCTTTTGCACACAGTAGTAAACAACCCCGTTTCTTTGGCAAAATTCAATTATTCTATACTTGCCCATGTCAATATGTTTTTTTGATGAAAAATCTTACCCCGAAAAAATCAACGCTATCATTCCCGTCAAATACCCCCTCAACTTTCTTAGCCGCTAAAAGTTCGTCAAGTTTCTCTTTATTGGGGTTAAGGGTAACAAGGTGCGGCATCTTTTTATGTAACAGGTCAATGTCGTAGCACTCCCATTCAAAAGTAGTGCGGCGGGGACGTGGGGCTGCGGGTAAAACAACTTCCGGGACAACAACCGTTTCAACCCTTGTAGCCATCCCTACCGCTTGCTCTTGGGCTTTAATGTTGACTTCATCGAATTTGTTTTGCAGGGATTCTTTGGCTTCCATTGCGTCCAATACGGCTTGGTCGTCCCCTGATTCAGTTGCTTTGGCTTCCGCTTCTTTTACCGCTTCTAATTTTCGGATATTATCTTTCTGTTGCTTAATAAGGGGGGTAAGGTTTTCTGCTTTCCCCACAAGGTCAAGGAGAAATTCAGCGTAACGTGCTTTATTTGCCTTGTGTGACCCGATAATCTTTTCTATGGCTGTCAGTTCCCCTAAAGTTTTAGCCCCTGCAATCGCTTGGGATTGGGCTATGAAGAAACTGTCAATGGCTTGCTTTATCCCCGATACCCTTTCTTTCTCCTGTTCAGCCTTCTTTTTGTCGGCTTCTATTTCAAGGGCTAACTTCCGGTATTCGGCTTCCTTGCGTTTCAAAACGTCAGCAACGGGGTCAACTAAGGATTTCCGGGCTTCGTTCCACGCTTTCCAATTAGCGGTGTAGGGGTTTTCAATATCCCCCAATTTCTTTTGTACTGAACGAAGGGTTTTAAGCGAAGCCCCCTGTTCCACTAATCCGTCCTTAGTGAACGTAAGGTTTTCCCCCTCTTGTAAAAGTTGTTGATACTGTAACCCCTCTTTTGAAAGGGCTATTTGAAGTTCTGCTTTGGTAACATCAATGGCTACCGGAGTGGTTGTTTCTGACATGGTTTGTTTATTTTAATTAAAAATCTTTGCATAAAACCCATTCGTATTGTTCTCTTTTTTCTTGCTCAAAATAATCTTCGGGGTCAAGCTTCTCTAACGCTGACTGATAATGCGGTTTCCCGTATAAGCCGCCGGAAAGATAACCACGACCAAAATCGGCAAGTTTAGTTTTTTGTTCCAACAAAAGCCTGTCATATTCTTCTTTGCTTACTTCATCTTCATCATCAAAACAATATTCAGTTTTGTAATATTTGCCGTTACGCTCAGTTGGATTGTCGCCATAATCAAACTCTGCATGAAAAGCATCACAACCACTACATGAACCGTAAGAACCTTCAACAATTCCTTTTTCACCGTTATACTCAACAAAGGCAAGCCAATCGCCTTGATAGCTTCCAAATTCTTCAAAGTCTAATACTTTACAACCTGCTGCTTCTAATGCTTCTGAATATCCCATAATATATTTTTTAGATTGTTAACATTTTATCTCGTATTTCCTCAAACTTGCTTACGGCTAAGTTCTTTCTTTCTTTTAACAATTTCAAATCAGAGAGCAAGTTTATTTTTTTAAATTCTATGACCTTAAATCCCCCTGCTCTCATGGAAGGGTGGTAGAAAACCCCGTACCCCGTAAGACAATCACAGTTGTCCATTTGATCCAAAATTTGCCAGAATATTTTGCTGTCTACCTTTTTCAGTTCTTCCGGGGTATTGCATAAAGCACACTCAATGTAGTGTCCGTAGCCGGGGAAACATTTCACTTCCACACTACTAACGTCATAAGCATCCCCGTAATCCTTTCTTACAATAAGGGCATCGGGGGTGGAACTAAACCGTGTTTCAGGGACAACGATTAGCTTTTGGACTACTAAGAAGTCAAGCTCCATCGTAACCCCAAATTTCTTAATGGCTTCGTTTTCGTAAAGCAGCCCCCACCGTGTAGCATCTGTATCAATCTCTCTTTTAGCGGGCTGACCTGATAGTTCTTCCCCCACCCGTTCCATGATGTAGGTCATAGCCCCATCAGTAAACGGTGTTTTCCCCATTAAAGTATGTATCATTGAGGAAGAAAACTTTCCCAACCTCCCCGCATACCACGCATCGGAGTGCATTTCAACAGACGTAATTGATTCTTTTTTAAGCATTTGGGAAGGTATAAATTGATTCTAAATTAGCTACCATAGCGTCATTGCCGTTTTGTTTAAATCTTAGGTAAGAAGCGGTTGTTGAAGCATCCGGGATAAGTTTTACGGGTTGTTTTTTATTTCCGGGGACGGTGGTAAATGTGTCTTGTGGGGGTATATCTTGTCCACAATGTTCCACGTGAAACTGTTCCACGATAGCTTTAAGTTCCAATAGCCCTTCCTCCGCTGTTTCCCTTTCCCCCAATTCTGCTTCCAATCCTATCTTTTCCCAAACAGTCCCAATAGGGGTAACTACCTCAAAGGACTTCCCGTAGCTTATTGTCTTTATCTTGCTCATTTTCTGTGTTTATGGTTTCAAAAGTTGTTTCTTCAATGTACTCGCAGTGTTTCCCGCATTTTGGGCATCGGTTACATTCTTCATGCGTTGGGTTATCTTTAAGATATTCTACTGGTATTCCACCACTTACCCCGCAGCAGTTACTTACTTTCATCGGTGAAGGTTTTGGTGAAGTAATCGGATGCGTCATAAAACTTTGTGTTGTCTTTATTAGCAAAACTGATACCGTCAAGTCCGCCGCTTAAATATGCGTCCTTAATTACGGTGCGCTCCTTTTCGAGTAGTTCGGTGGCTTTGGCTATGATATTCTCCGGTGGCGGGTAACAAACAGAATCATAGTCATTTATCCATTCTATCAATTCGGCTAAAGGGGTCTGCATATAATTACTTTTTAATGTTAAAAAATTTACCGTCTGTCCCTCCCAAGAGTGGGAATGAAGTTTTAGCCATCCACTTATCCGACCTTAGGCACATCGGGTTACTGTCGGGGGGTCTTCCGAATTTAAACTTCATCCTTCCGCTTGCAAACCGCTTGGGGCGGTGTAGCTTAAACTTTCTAAACCTATCCTACTTTCGTGGGAACGACTGGATTTGAACCACTATATTAGCCCATAAAGTTTAAACCTTGCTTACTTCCGGCAGACGGTAAAAGAACTTTTTGTAATCGGGGAAGGGCTTGAACCTTCATTGGACTTTTATCACAGGACTTTACTTAGTGGGCTTCTCCATTTCCCTTGCGAGGATAGCGTTTACCAATTTCGCCACTCAATCTTTTAAAAGGAGCCGATAAGACTAAAGGCTCCGTATTGCTTATCTATGATACTGCTCTCAAAACTACTTTTTAATTGGTTTGTATGTGGGATATTGTTTAGAAGTTTTACCCCTTTTATCCCCACAAATAATAATAATAATACTCCCCACAAGGAATAATACAAATAATGTCCCTACTATTAGTAAAGCATCTTCGTATATCATGGTTCAAGTATTTGGGTTAGTACTTTAATGTAGTTGCGGGAGGTGAGTTCGTGTAGTGCTTCTCTCTCAGATTCATTCCCATCGTGGTTGTGAAACTCAAAGAATGTCGGGTATATTAAGCACCAGTTATTCGGTAACTGTTCTGAACCTTTAACTAAATGAGAAAAAGGGTTATACTCATTATTCCAATAGTCTTTAGTCGTTTCAATCCCCTCCATCTGCAAGTCAGTTGCCAGTCTTGCGAGTAAATAAGGGTCTTTAGAGTGTACTACGGTGTATTGCATGGTTAGGAGATTTTTTTGTTTTCGTAATATGGACAGTACTTTCTTATGTGTTCAAAGTTTTCGTGAACGGGTACACCTAATTCAGAATGTTTACATTGGTTATCATCCCAAGTTTGTAAATACTGCGGTTCGTTTTCCATTCCGTTTGAATCCTTAACAATGTTTTTATTCTTACAAGAAAGGCAGCATTGAAACTTAGGGTTAACCCAACACTTACAATTTTCATCATGCTTTAAAGCCTGTTCCTTCTTCCAAAAACCACGGCCACAATCCGAATAATAGCGTGTAACCTTTTTGGCAATCATGGTTAGTCGTTTGAAAGGGTGATTGATCCGGTGAAGGGAGTGAATCTGTCCATCATTTGTGCAGGGTAAAATTCTCCGAAAGAGTAATCTCCTGAACTTGTAAGACAAGTTGCTCTTTGTTCATCCCAAAATACTACAACAAGTGATTTTGAATTTTCTCCTTGCCCAATCCACGGGAAATTTGGTCTTATCGGCGTTTCCTTCTCGTTAATTACTGCTTTCATGTGTTTAGGTTTTGAGGTTTATTTTTTGGGGGCTAACCCCCGATTGCAGGACAAACGTAAAACGCTTTTTTCATACTACCAAATATTTTCTTAACTTTTTTCAAAATATTTTTTTGTTTAGTATGAAAAGGTTTTGTACTTTCGTTTCCATATAACGAAATCAACAATGGTACAAAAAGAAAAAAAGACAGTACAGGAGCAGGTGAAAGAAGCCCTTGATGGGAGAACCCAACGCTGGTTATCATTTAGCATCCGTGTCCCCGAATCCGATTTATCAAAGAAGATGAAAGGGAAAATAGAGTTTACACAGGATGAAATTGACAGCATCAATTCCCTGCTCAATTCCCAAATAAAATTATCTTAACACAGGCAGCACCCTAATCGGTGGTTGCCTTTTTTTATTTCTACAAGATGGAATATATAGTTCCCCCTATAAGCGTACTTGACCCACTTGGGAAGGGATTAGATTATTATAAAAAGTCAACAATTAATAGACGCATAAGGTCGTATAGAATTAAGTTGGCTAAACAAAAGGGAGATCATAAACCTTTTGAATGGGAGGAAATGAAGTTGTTTTTTGAAAATAAGTGTTGTTCGTGTAATGGACAATCTGGTTTAATAAATATTGAATTAGACCACGTAATACCAATATATCTTGGTGGTAGTAATGGTATCAATAATATTCAACCATTGTGCGCTCTTTGCAATATAAAAAAAGGTGGTAAAGTTATTGATTACAGGCCGTCTTTTTGTAAGTTATTAAATAAGCAATTACCACCAAAATACATCAGTCTATAATGGCAAAGAGATTTTTTTCAACTAAGATTTGGGATGAAGATTGGTTTTTAGATATGCCGATAGAATACCGGCTTTTTTGGTTTTACATTTTATCTTCATGCGACCACGCTGGGGTGTTTAAAGTAAACTTGGGGTCATTTTGTCGTCTAAATGGGGTCAAAATAGAGCCGACTGATGCACTTGTTTTATTAAACACTGGAAAACAAAGAATTAGAGAGATAAATAACTCAACTTGGCTTATTGAAGATTTCTTTTGTTATCAGTACGGAGGAACTTTTAACCCCAATAACAGGGTTCACGAAAGCATAGAAAGAGTGTATAAATCACATGGCATAAATATGACCTCAATTAGAGGTCTAAAAGACCTCAAGGAAGGGGTTAAGGATAAAGACAAGGATAAGGATAAGGAAATACAGGGGTATAGTATGAAAGGGGGTGTGGGGGGAAGAAAGGAAAGGGGTGTTGTTTTTTTTCTTGATGAACGGATGGTAGCTTTTGAAAATGGCGACAAGCAAGAATTGACAGAAGAACAGATTGAACTCATAAAGTTGGGCAAATTAAAGCCCGGACAAATCACAAAAAACCACTAAATGTACTACGACAAACTTTACGACTTAGGCATAAAGCTGCGCCGAAGGTCAGGTCAAGAGAAAGTCCCTTGTCCAAAATGTTCAGAAAGCCGGAGAAATAAAAAAGACCCTTGCTTATCGGTGAATATAACCGAAGGGACATACAACTGCCACCACTGCGGTTGGAAGGGGAATGTAAAGTCTTTTACCCGGAAAGATAGTAGAAAAGAGTTTTCAAAGCCTGACCCCAATATGCTAAAGTCGGCTGAACTCAATGATAGGATTGTGAAATATTGTGAAGGTCGTGGGTTATCAAAACCAACACTTGAAAAGTTTTTTATTCACGGCAAGTCAGAATGGATGCCGCAAACCCAAAAAAATGAGAGTTGTATGGTTTTCCCGTATCTGCGGGAAGGGGAAGTGGTAAACGCTAAGTACCGGGACGGCAGAAAGAATTTCCGGTTAGTTAAGGATGCTGAATTGATTTTGTTTGGGATGCACACCCTACCCGGAAGGCATTGCGCAATTATTACCGAAGGCGAATTTGACTGCATGGCCGCATATGAATCAGGATTTGGACAGGATTACGAACCGGAACCAAATGCTGACGGGGAGGTTGTGGAACACGAACTTGGTAGGTGGGCGGTTTTGTCCGTCCCTAACGGGGCAAGCAAAGGGAGTCAGCAGTTGGAATATTTGGACAACTGTTCGGACTGGCTTTTAGGAATTGACGAATTTGTGATAGCAACCGACAACGATGAACCCGGAATCGCATTAAAAAACGAATTAATACGAAGGCTTGGGGCTGAAAAGTGCAGGGTTGTTGATTGGAATATCCTAAAATTGCATGAGACGCAAGGAAACGTGCCAAAAATGGCCTGTAAGGATTTAAACGAGGTTTTACTTGTGTTTGGTAAAGATGCCGTAAAATCGCTTGTATTGCAGTCAGGTGCAATTCCGGTGGATGGGATTTATTCGGTTGACGACATTTTTGACCAAATGTTATCTAATTTTAAGGCGGGTGTTCAGTTAGCCCCTACAACCCGTTTTACTAAAATGGACGAATATTTTCGGTGGAAAAAGGGAGATATAAACCTGTTTATTGGGTATGCGAATTGGGGGAAAACGCTTTTTGCGTTACAGGCAATGCTTACTAAGTCTATTTGGGACGGATGGAAGTGGGCTATTTTCTGCCCCGAAAACTATCCGGCTCACGATTTTTATGACGATTTGGTTGAAATGTATGTTGGCAAGTGGTTACAGAACATGAACGAACATGAATATACGGAGGCTTGCCGGTTTATTAATGACCATATTTTTTACGTTTACCCAGAAAATGAACATGATATTACTTCAATTCACGAAAAGTTTAAGTACCTGATTTTGAAGAAGGGGGTTGACGGCGTAATGATTGACCCGTTTAATCAGTTGGATAAGAACCAAAAAGACTACCAAAGGGACGACCAATATTTAAGCCTTACCCTGAAAGATATTAAAAGGTTTGCCCTTGTGAACCATGTTTGCTACAACATTGTAACCCACCCCAAAAATCCTTCATATCAGGACGGCAAACAGTTGCCATTATGTAAGGTATATGATATAGCGGGCGGGGCCATGTGGGCCAACAAATGCGATCAGGTTTTGTCCTATCACCGTCCCCGGTTTCACGAAGACCCTAACAGTAAAGAGGTAGAAGTTCACTTGTTGAAGTTGAAAAGGAAAAGAACAGGGGGGCAGTTGGGTAGCTTTGAGTTATATCTTGATTGGAAACAGAAAAGATTTGTTGACCCAATGTCCGGGGAAACGGCTTGCGACCCACTGTTTGCGGCAAAGCAGTTAAAGAGGATTGAAACCGATTACGTTCAAAAACCGTTGTTGGCTGAAACCCCACCCGTTTATAGCACATGGAAACCATACAAAGATGACAATGGAACAGAAATCGGATTTTAAAAGAGAACCGGGGATAGTTTGCAGGAACACCCAAAACAACGACTTGTACCAATATCTTGAAGGGGTACGTTGGAAGAATTTAAGGACTGGTTTGGAAGGGGAAGTCCCGGAAGAAAAAGTCCCCCAAATATTTCTTTTAAACGTAGAAGCTACCTACTTTTACAATGAATGGGAAGGGTTTGGGGATATGGTAAGAAGATTGAATTTAAAAATTGATAAATAATGAGTGAAAAAACTTTTCAATTAACGGTAACTATTGAGGCTCAGAATACCCCTCAAAAATGGGAGTTTAAAAATGTAACCCCAATAGAACAGCTTGCTATCTGGATGATAGTAAAAGAACTTGCAGAAAAAAACATTAAAAAAACTTTAAGCTAAAACAATGTATAAAACAATTCTATTAGGAAACATCGGTAAAGACTGTGTGGTAAACACGGTCAACGGTAAGTCAGTGATTAATTTTTCAGTCGCACAAACCGAGAAGTACAAGGACGCACAAGGAACCCAACATGAAAAAACAAGGTGGTTCGATTGTGCATTATGGAGGGATAATACTTCCATAGCCCAATACCTTAAAAAAGGAACTAAAGTTCTTTTAGAGGGACAGATAGACGTAAAGCAATTCCAAAGACAAGATGGGACACAAGGGGTAGGAATGACATTCAGGGTATCTAACCTTACTCTATTAGGGGGAAATAAAGAGGGACAACAACAACCTTCGGGACAAGTGCAGAATGATGTAAGTGTTAGCGAACCTATTGACGGAGATTATTTGCCGTTTTAGTTTCCATTTTAATTTCATATATTTGCATTATGAAACAATGTTTTAAATGCAATAGAATCCTGCCGCTGTCTGATTATTACGTCCATAAGATGATGGGCGATGGTCATTTAAACAAATGTAAAGACTGCACAAAAAATGATACAAAAAACAGGTCTGAGTTTCTGAAAGAAACAGACCCGGATTATGTTTATAAGGAAAGAAAAAGAGGCAGGGATAAGTACAGGAGGCTTTACGTTGGAATGGGGTATGGGAAGCCACAAAACAATAAGAAATTTTTTCTCAAGTTTCCCGAAAAGAAAAAAGCGTCAAGTATGTCACAGCACTTAAAAAAGCCGTTTGATGGAGCAGAAAGACATCATTGGAGTTATAATGAAGAACATTATAAAGACGTTATTTGGCTTACTAAAAGGGAACACGGGAAGGCACATAGGTTTATTGTTTATGACCAAGAGAGGAAGATGTACCGCCGTGTAGACAACATGGAACTCCTTGAAACCAAAGAAAGACACGATGCCTACATACGTGATTGTATTAAAAACAAAGAAGATTAACCATGTCAGACAACCCATCATACTTTGACCGCTTTAAGTTAATTAAACTTGGCTTAATGGATAAAGAGGCTGTCCCAAAGCCCAAGAAGCGAATAGCCCCCATAAGTGAAAAGAAAAAAAAGGAATTAAAGGAAGCTAAGGACGTAGTAACGGGGGAAACTTCTCTGCAAAAATGGTTTCAGGATAGGATTAAGTATAGTATGACGGGATATTGTTCAGAAACGGGGTTGAGGACTGAAACAAAGGTTTATCAGTATGCTATTATGAGTTGTTGTCATATTCTCCCCAAAAGGTTATGCAAGTCAGTAGCGTTACACCCATGTAATTTTATTGAACTAATACCCGATATGCACGCTAAGTTTGATTCTATTTCTTGGGAAGAACGTGAAACTTGGGGTTGTTGGCCGGAAGTGAAAAACAAACTGATTATGATGTGGCCTGACCTTGACCCGTCAGAGTACCGTCACTTTCCCCAATCAGTCCGGGAATATATTGAAAAGAATGAACCGTTTTAGTTATGGAAAATAAAACACATTGGACTTGCGACAAATGCGGGGAACAGGTTAAGAGGGGGTTGGAGTATTTATTGGAACATCAGTTTGAAACCTGTATAGCACATTATACCGTAGTCCCGCCAAATCAAGGTGACGTAAAGTTTAGCCTTAAAGTGATGCCATTTGTTTATCCCAAAAAAGAAAAATAACCACTTTAATTATGGCAGTGAAAATATCAAGCGAAAGAAAGTTAAGGTTTTTGCAGGAGTATATGGCTGAATATATCCGCATTTGGCCTAATCCAATGAAGATGCCATTCCCTTCTTGGTTGGATAGCACTTTGGATAAGAGGGCAAGTAGGGGATTCAATAAACACAGGATGCAGCAACGTCAGATATGTAGGTATTGCGGGAGGTCGTTTGATGACTACATAAGCAAGACCAAAGACCACGTTATCCCTATCTCAAAAGGCGGGTTGGATAAAAAAGAAAACCGTAGGCCATGCTGCTTTGAGTGCAACCAATGGAAGGATAGTAAGATGCCCAAAGATTGGCTTGATGAACTTGTTTTATTAGCAAGGGGTAAGAAAGAAATACTACCCCCGTATGATAAGCACATGGTTGGGAGAATGATAGGTAATTTAAAGGCTGTAATTGAGGAATTGAAAGTCAACAAAAAGAAGGTATCAACCTACAATTTCTGATGTACTACTACAAACAAACCCGTCAAAAAAAAGTATTGTCAAAGTACCATAGACACCAAATAATATCGTTATTTTGTGCAGGGATGCTACCCCATAACATAACTGCTATTACAGGTTTTTCTTTGGAACAGGTGTGGAAGGCTTTGTATAATCGTAAACAATCAAAATATGGAATCAATTCAAAGTAGACACACGCAAGCTAAGTATAATATTCGCCAAATAGTAAATGTTTTAGTTAATGAAAGAAAGGTTGATGTAGAAACGGCAAAGTTAATTTTTGAACAACTTCTTAGAATAGAAGAAGATGCTTTGTCTTTATTTCAAGACTATTCAGGTATGCAGTTTGAGTTTGTGGTCGGTATTGGGAAAGATAAAAAAGTTTTTAAAGCGGATATAAAAATAGAACAAATAAACAATCAATAAAATGAAAAAAACAATCATTGCACTCTTTGTAGTTGCATCTTTAGCCTTCGGGTATCAAGCTGGTAAATCCCTAACAGTAACCGCTAATCAGGAACAGTGGGAGTATGTATTTAAAAGCATGAATGGGGTAAAGGAAGTGGTAAACAAATCCAACCTCCCCCACCAAGAAGTAGTCTATGTAATAAATACGGTAGATAGCTTCCAAAACCTTGCATACCCCCAATTATTCAAACAACTTACTGACACGTCTAAAGCTAAAAAGTAACATGGAAAAGCAAAATAATGAGAACCCGCATACCAATAATAATGTTGACTATGTTAGTCCTATACCCAATTACTTAGAGAAAGGGCTTGAAAATTTCTTTAGAGCATCTAAAGAGTTTAGAGACGGTTATAGGAATGAAAACGGAACGATTACTCGTATTAATATTGCAGCCCTTTCCGCCGCATTAAATCAGGCAGAGACAGAATTAAAAAAATGCTATAATAGGTATAAGGCACATTCCGGCGATAGTCGCCGCATAGATTAATTTTTATAAAACAAATAACAATGCCAATCAACACAGATAAAATCCTAAAAGAGTTAGAGAAGGGAACCCCGGATGAACTCTACGCCGCTTTTTTTTACATAAAGGGGGCTGTCCAAAGAATGATTGAAGTAGAGCAAAAACAGGTGGAAGAACGGTCGAATGAACTACAAAATAAAATTGACGAAATTATAGGTGAAAAGAAAAGCCTTTCCTAACTTTGCCAAAACAATCAAAATCAATGAAGATTATCCCCGTAGGCCAAAAGATATTGGTCAAGCCATTAGAGGCTAAAGAAACAAAATCAAGTGGCGGTATCATCATCCCCGAATCAGTTGCAGTAGCAGACCTCCGGGAAGCGGAAGTGGTGGAAGTGTCCCCCGATTTAGCCCACAAATACAGCGAAGGCGACCATGTTCTTTACCCTTCAAAAGCAGGGTTGGGACAGGAGTACAACGGGTCATTGCACCTTTGGTTACGTGAGGAGATCGGCGAGGTGTGGGCTATTGCCAAAAACTAAATTGCTACCGTGGAACGTAAGTGCAAGATACTTTTTAAATATCCCTCACGACAAAGGAGAGAAAGATTTTTACAAGGGCTTGATAGCATCCTTGAAAATTTACACGACCAAGAAAACTTTCAGATACTTGTCACAGCGGATATTGACGACCCGGAAATGCGGGACTTACCCCAATACATAATTGACCACCCAAGAATAAGAGTACAGTACGGAACAAGCAAGTCCAAGATACACGCAGTAAACAGGGACATGGAATTTGCAGATGATGATTGGGATATTGTGGTGGTAATGTCAGATGATTTCAGGATTATCTTTGACGGGTTTGACGAAGTGGTTAGGGGGCAATACAAAGAACACGGTCTTGATACCCTGCTCCATATCCCCGACCAAGATGCAAAAAACTTACTTGCTACAATGTATATTGCGGGGAAGGACTTCTACAACCGATTTGGGTACATTTACCACCCGCAGTTCCTATCCGTATGGTGCGACAACTTAGTTCAGGACATAGCCCAACTATTGGGGAAGTACGTTTACTTCGATTGCACAGGGCTTATCCTTCACCTTAACCCCGCATACGGACACCTTGAAAGGGATGAAATGTTTAACGAACAACAAGGGCATTGGGAGCATGACGAAAAACTATACAGAGAGATACGGGAAAGAGGGTACGATTTACACTTAATCAATACTAAATAATGAAAAAGTCAATTCACGAAGGTCTTAATTTAGCAAACCAAGATGCTGAAACAATTTCCTTCAAAACCAAAATAGACACCTTTGTAACAAAGGAAAACATTGGGGGATTAAAGTACATAGTTTACACAAACCGACACTCTATCCCCGAAGGTGCAAAAATCCTTTCCATATACTCAAAAGGTATCAAGGTGGATTCAATGCCGGAAGAAAAACCAATCGTTATCTCGCAGCGTCCCTTGCAAATTGTCAATGAAGTAAAAGGATTTGTTGCAGAACAGGAACCCGCAAAAGTTGAGGAAACAAAGGTTGAAAAAACTGAACCCGAAAACTAATGCAACCGCTACTTACCATACTAATCCCAACGGTTGTTGGCCGGGAGGCTGAATTTGACAAGCTAAAGGGCAACATTGACTTGCAGTGTGCGATATTAGGAGGGTATGACGAAGTTGAAATTTTGTCCCTAAAAGACAACAAGGAAATAACAATAGGGGAGAAGCGGGAAAGGCTTTATTCTATGGCTAACGGGTTGTTTAGTTGGATGATTGATGATGATGATAGCATAGCCCCGGATGCCATACAGACTATCTTAGCAGTAATTAAAGACAACCCCAATATCCCGTGTATCACATTCAGGGAAAACTGCATGATGAACGGGGAGTATAAGTCAAGCAACCACAGCATAAAGTACGAAAAATGGGCTGATAATTTTGACGGGTACGCCTATGTACGATGCCCGTTTTACAAAGACGTAATAAGAACCGACATAGCGAAATCCGTACCATTTGAATATGTTCGTTATAACGAAGATGAAAAGTTCTCAATGGCTATAAAGCCGCTACTTACAGATGAAGCACACATAGACAGGGAAATTTATTTTTACATTTACGAACCTAAAGACACACACGAAGAAAGATATGGACTTAGTAAATAAAACCGCTTGCATAATTAGCGTGGGGGTGGGTGGACACTACGGGGTAGGGGTTGACCGACTTGCTAAATCAATCAACTTTGTTGGTTGGGGCGGTGACACCATTTTTTGGAAAGACTACCCGGAAGGATGCCCCGCACACGAAGGCGCACATCAGTACAACTTTAAGGTGTATGCTTTTGAAGAAGCCTTTAGGCGGGGATATAAGGTTGTCGTATGGGCAGACGCAAGCCTATACGCCGTTGAGAACCCGATGCCTCTATTTGATTACGTCAATGAGCATGGTTTGTACTTCTTTAAAAGCGGGTACTCCCTTGCGGAAACAGCAACAGACAATCTTTGTAACTATGCGGGAGTATCAAGGGAAGAACTTCTTGACGTATCTGAATTTGCAACAGGGCTTATTGGGATAAACATTGACAATCCGTTTGGGAAAGAGTTTTTTGAGAATTGGAAACAATACATGATTGATGGAATGTTTGGCGGGAACCGTGTGTATGACCCGCAAGATAGCCAACACCCAATTTTCAAGTTCTCACGCCAAGACCAATCAGCAGCCTCTATGGTACTTCATAAAATGGGGGTAAGAACAGCAGGTGAAACACTTGACTTTTTAGCATACAAAGGAACAAATTACAATAAAGACAAAATAATTTTCTTCGTAGGAGGATTGTAGTACTATGCCAACAGCAGTTATCAGCACAACGTATGACCCTAAGTATCTTTGGTATTTGCCAATTACAACATGGGTATGGAATAAGATGGGGTTTAAGGTGGTTTGCTTTATGCCAAGCCCGAAAAGTAAAACTTATTTCGGGGATGATGAATCTTATCTGGATTCAACTTCGGTTAAGTTCACGTTAGTTCAATCTATTTTTATTAAGTTTGGTTCAAGCGTTAAAATAGTAAGGTTTGATTGCCCTGAAAATAAAGAGGCCACATATTCTCAATGTAGCAGATTGTACGCAGCAGCACTTGATTTACCGGAAGATGAAACTCTTGTAATTTCTGATATTGATATGCTCGTTTTAAACACCAGCTACTTCTTGCCAGTAGCAGACGGGATTGTTGATATTTACGGTGCTGACCTTGTCCCCCAAAACCAATACCCAATCTGCTACGGCGTAGCTAATGTAGGAACATGGAGAAAGCTAATTGGGGAAGGGACACCGCAACAACACCTTGACCGTCTTTTAGGACATATAGAGTGCGAAAACATGAGGGGTAATTATTGGGCCTCTGATCAAGAAAATTTATACAACATTATCCACTCAAATGACGAAGTAGATTACCGCTTACACAACAGGGCAAAACCCGGAACCCAATTCGCTACACAGCGTTTAGATAGGGATGATAGTTTTATCCTTGACCGCCTTTCCCCCGATATTTGGGACTATCACATGAACCGTCCTGGTTACGAACCACAAAACTTTGAAAAGATAATGGCTATACTTAGCTACTACTTCCCACATGAAGATTTATCTTGGATTGATGAATACAATGAGAAATTTAAACAGTTGTTATGATATTTAAAACAATAAAAGAGATAGAAATAGACGATTACACACTGTTAAAAAAGGGTTTATACGTGGATATGGAGTTATCACAAATTAGACAAATACTTTCTTTTATAAATATAAACCTGCCTGATAAAAATCAAAAAAGAAATATATTGGTATTTGAGCAGCATGACCACAAAGACAATGACGGGTTAATAAATGGAAAACAGCAGTATGGAACATAAAATAGTACATAGTATTGATTGCCCTGAAAATTGGTTGAGTTTAAATGATTGGGATAGCCATAGGCCGTTGCTTTGGCTTGCTTGTGAAAATACAAGTAACGGTGGAGTGATAATAGAAGCTGGTATGGGTTACGGTAGTACAAGATTGTTAGAAGGTTATATTGGTCGTAAAGTAGTTTGCCATTATGAGAACAATAAAGAGTGGGCAGAAAAGTTAAGGGATCAGTATTTTGCTGTTCAAATTGTTAAAGATTGGTTAGAAGATAATTTATTTTTTAGAAACATTGATTTGTTGTTTGTTGATTTAGCCCCCGGAGAAGTAAGGAAAGACGTTATCCAAAAGTATAAAGATGAAGCCAAAGTTATTTTGGCACATGATACAGAACCCGGAGCAAACTACGTGTATAACATGGCTGACGTTTTAAGTACCTTTAAGTACAGATTGGATTACGCCCCCGAAGGTAAGCCACACACAACAGCGGTAAGTAATTTTGTTGACGTTACAAAATGGGTGGGATGAAGCTAAATATAATATTGGATGCACGAAGGGTTGAGAAGTATCACCCGTTAATGGAGGAACTTGAAAGACAGGGTATAACTGATTTTGAACTATGGCCTTGCATTGTTGAACCGAAAGTAGTTACGTCAATAAATCTTTCTCATAAAATGATTGTGAGGGATGCTATGGAGAAAGGATTACCGGAAGTGATTATTGGGGAGGACGACCTTTACTTTCCCGCACCTGACGGCTGGCAATACTTTCTTATGAACCGTCCTGACCCAAGTGAATATGACCTGTATCTTGCAGCAACGTATATCCCAACAGAACCACCAAAGCACGTATGCGGGTTTCATCTTTATTCCGTAAGTGCTAAGTTCTACGAAAGGTTTTTATCCGTACCCGATGAAACTCATATTGACACAGCAATGGACGACCTAAAAGGGGACTACAAGTTTTGCTATCCGTTTGCAGCCCTGCAACGTCCGGGGTTTTCAGCAAATAACATGATGCAGGTAAACTATAATAGTTGCTTGCAAGATAAAGACGTTTATGGGGGACTACCAAAATGAGTAAAGACTACATAACCTACGAAGAACAAGACCCGTTTGGGAACAACGAAGTGTTTATCCTTCAAAAGCGTTTCCCCAACTATTGCGGGAAGCTAACTGTAAAGCCCGAAACAAATTGGTATCAACCAGTACACGGGTATAACCTTTTTGTTTCCTATGCCGGGACTATTCAAGGGAACCTTTACCCTACCCACCGTGGGGCTGACGAAGAAATTGCAGGTGTTCTTTTTGGTATGGCATCCTTCGTACTAAATGAAAGGATTGAAGGGAAACGATTTTTTGACAAATTCAAAGTAAAACAAGATGAAATTCAGACCCCCGCTTAACAGCGTCATAGTCCAAATAAAGACAAAGTACATACGGAACATGACGGACGTATTAAGGGTTGCCGCTATTCAGCAGCAGTCCTCCGTAGACCCGTCAGACTATTGTAATATTTATGGGACGGTGGTAGCCCTGCCAATGCAGATAGCCCCCACAAGGGATTATAAGGGCTTTGTGGCGGGGGACATTCGATTGGGGGACGTTGCTATATTTAGTTCATCCGTGGTCGCAGAAATGGCTCAAACTGACCCGGAAGCAGCCCCTATCTTCAAGAACTCTTTTTGGTGGGACGGGCAGGAGTATTGGGTATGCGACATAACCCGGATATATGCAGTTGTGCGGGCGGGAGAAATCCGTATGCAGAACGGGTATGTTATGGTAGAACACATTGAGAAGCAGCCCAATATATTCCTGCCCGCCCACATCAAAAAGTCAATCCGTACCACAAAAGCAATCCTTACCCAAATAGGACGGCCAAAATCAGGGGAGAAAGGAATAGACTGCACGCCGGGGGACGAAGTGTACTTTAACCCCAACATCATTGTCACCTACCAAATCCCCGACCCGGAAACCAAAGAACCAAAAGAGTTCGGCATCTTGCAGCAAAAACATATTTTGGGGAAAGTTGGGTAGCCAATGGGACTGGACACATGGAACAAAAAGTTGTCAATGTGACAATTAGTAGTTAATTTTGGAGCAAAATAGGCTCCCGGTGACTATACAAGAGGTTGTAAACTATCTTAATTTCTATGTGAACAAGGTTACAGGTGCTTTCCTGACCATAGATGAATGTATTTCCGCTTTGGATAGGGGTCAGATGGCATACTACGCCGACCTCAAAACCCGCTACGCCACTTCCCAATACATTAAAGACGCATTATCCCCATTCCTAAGAACCGCTAATATTAACGGGACTGTTTTAGGGTTAGTTACCATAAACGATGTGGACTACCTTGACCTTTTGGATATGCAGATTTTCTATGACATTAGCAACCGAAGGGTTTACGCCCCTATCAAAATGGTCAACGAAGATGAAAGGGCTAACCGATTAAATTCTCAACGTGACCCCGTTACCGTAACCTCACCTATTGGGCAGCAGATTGGATTGCGGTCTTTCAAATTATACCCCGTAGCATCCTATAATGGAAACGCTACTTACTTTAGACGACCCGCAAAACCCGTATTTGGGTATAGTACAATTTCGGGTAGGGTTATCGTTTACAACCCGCTTACATCAACACAACTTGAATGGGGGGAGCAGCACATCAACCCAATTATCATAAAGGCATTAGCTACATTAGGAATCAATCTCAATGATGCTGACATAGCCAATTATGCAACCGAAGCTGCACAAAGAAACTATACCGGAATAAATCGTGTGTAAACAATGGCTATACTAACCCTACGATATATTGTTGAATCAGCTTTTGGCCTCATAGAAGGTGGCGACCCCGCAGCAGCGGCAAGTATTTCTTGGGGGGACTTGAAAGCATCAGCAGCAGCTATCATAAATAAGTTCCTCAAAACAGAGTATTTAACCATCAATGCAAAGATTGGGGAAACAATACAGAACGGAACCGTATTAGGGCTTTACGAAAACATTGATGTGGTTCAGTACGGTGGGGGACGCAGCAAGTCTACACTCCCCGCAAAGCCACTCAACCTTCCCCGCAACATGGGAGTATTTTCTGTTTTCTTAATGAGTGACCCGTCAAAAGAGTTTATCCCCCTGCAAATGGGGCAAGCAAACCTTTTGAAGTCCCAACCAATGATTAACGACCTTTTGGGACAGATAGGATTTGAGGTATTCGGTAACGAAGTGGTTTATACCAAAGACCTTACACAATTATTTCAAGGGGAGAAAGTAGCCATGCGGCTTGCAATACTTGACCCGTCACAGTACGGGGAATACGACCCGCTGCCATTGCCCCCCGAATACGAATGGGACGTTATCAACGAACTTGTGAAAGTTTACAGCCAACAACCAACACCCGATAAAATTTCGGATGCAACTTCGGACGAACTTAAAGCTATCCCGATTAACCAACAAAAGCAATCTTCATAATATATGCAGTATGCCACGCTTGATTCAATCGTAAGAAGAAGCCTTTTGGAAAAATCGCTTCCGCTGCACTATTATCTTGAATACATATTGCATCAGTCAGCCGCTATCCGTGAACTTTCAATGGACACGCTAAAAATTATCAATACCGTAAACCTTAAATTAAATAGTTACGGGGCAGTTGACCTTCCGGGAGATTTTGTAGATGATGTATCGGTTGGTATTCCGGTTGGTGGGTTGGTTCAGCCACTTGTAAAAAGAGACACAATTAGTAGGCTTCGTGTTCATAATGAAACAACAGGGGTTTTTGAGCAATACGAAGATGCGGCAAACCTAAACCAAAGTATGCTTACGTTCTACGGGCTTAATCTTAACTATTTCTTTTATTGGCGAGTTAATGATTATGGAGAGCCTACCGGGGGCTATTATGGGGCTAATGGTGGCGCACATCAAAACGGTTACAAGGTAATTAAGGAACGAAATCAAATTCAATTTACCGGGGCTATCACAACTGACAACGTTATCCTGACGTACATTTCAAACGGGCAGTCAGTAGATAACGCAACAATGGTTGATTGGGCTGCACACGCAGCTATTCAGGCTTACTCAGATTGGAAGTCAAGCCAAAATGCACCGTTTAAAGATAGCCCGGAAGCAAGGACGTTTTATAACGAAAAAAGGTTGTTGAGGGCAAGACTTAACCCGCTTACCACAACAGATATTGTAGATACTTTAAGAACAGCATATTCAGCAGCAATTAAAAACTAAGAATAAATGGCAACGTATAATTTCACAAGGATTTCAAATGTGGTTCGCTTGTCGGTGGATGGTGGGACACCCCGCTTGTTTGTAAGTCAACCCGCAGCGGTTACAGCGGTTGATTCTACAAACATTTCTATTCAGATTGGTGGCGCACCACTTACAGTTGCGTACACGGATTTGAGGTTCGGGGCTTCAAGTCAATCCCCTACAAGTGTAGCTAATGCGGTTTCCTTACTTAACTCTATTTTTGCAAGCTAATGCCTGTAATACAAGGTACAACAAGTGGTTCGGTTGCGGGGGTAGCTTACAATATCCCAAGCAAGATTGTATCTTATAGAGTGTGTAATACAACAGGTGGGGCTATAACAGTGACGGTAAGTATAGTGGAACAAGGGGTTGGGAACATAAGGAACATCGGGTATTACTCACTTGCCGCAAATGCTTGTGATGGGTTGGTGGCCGATATTATACTTCCCGCAGGGTTTACGGTTTACCTTGCAGCATCAGGTTCTTGTGATTATTGGTTTAGTATTGAAAATATATAAATGGCAGCACCTTCATTATCAGCACCCGATATAACACTTCAATACCCTTATGTATTGATTGTGCCGGGGTCAAGCCCACTTGGAGGTTCTTCACAAGGGTCAGCCATATTGTTTGGTCAACTCGCTATGGTTAATGCCCTTTGTGAAAGTTTTGCCGCAGATGATTATGTAATGTACTTGTCAACAGGTTCCATAATGGTTTCCTATGACAGCATAGAATACGCGTTAGTTGACCAAAAGAATGTTTTTTATAGAGAGGATTATGTAACTCCCCCATAATGAAGCAAGAGTTTGAAAAAAAATATTTCGCAGCCCCGGATGGGGGATTAAACGCAGATGACGTTGATATTGCCGTTGGTGAAAACCAATGGGTAAACATGGAGAACGCAAGGGTTGGTTCTACTGACAAGGGGGTTACAGGGGTTGTAGAAAGCATCGGGGGTACAAGACTTCTTTCGGAAGTTCAGGCTTCCGTTTCTTTTATTTGCATAGGGGCTGCGGTTGATAGCCCCAACAACAGATTCTTTTACTTTCTTTTCAACCGGTACACAAACGACCATAAAATAATGTGTTATCAGTCAGATGATGACACTGTATATACCGTACTACTTTCTTCACAAGTTACAGGTGGATTAGGGTTTAGCAAAGACTACAATATCCATTCAGCAAAGGTCATAGGTAATATGCTTTACTGGACTGATAATCTGAATGAACCACGAAGGATAAACGTAGAGGCTGCATTAAAATTAAATAATCCGTCATACGACACAACCGTAGAGGCATACACTTCCCCGCTTGCTCAATCCGTAATAAAACTGATTAGGCGACCTCCGGGGAGAACATTATCCGCAGTCCCGGTTACAGAAGGCAGTAGGCCAAACTTTATAAAGTACTTTGCGGGGCAGTTTGCAATAAGATACATTTACCGTGACGGTGAGGTTTCAGTAGTTGGGCCACCGTCAACAATGGTCAATTACAGGTTGGCTATCTCAAACCCGTCAGGTGTTATTTCAGATACATCAGATGCGGTTGATATAGAAATTAATACACCTGCATCTGACGGGGAGTTTATCGAACAGGACGTTGAGATAGTCCAATACCTTGTAAGGTACGACAACGACCCTAATTACTTTGTAGTAAAAGAATGGAACAAAAATAACGCATCCGAACTCGCTGAAATAAATGCGTATAACGCAGGTGGGGCTTTGTCTTTCAGGTTTTATAATGACGCAAACACATCTGCATTGAGTAATGCGGAATCAGTTAAGCCGTTTGATTCAGTCCCACTTCTTTCTGAAACATTGGAGTTGGGGTTAAGCAGATTGTTTTTGGGGAATAACAAGGTGGGGTACGATACCCCGGCCACAACTTCACTTGCTGCGGCTTACTCAACTCCTGCATCCGTATCTATTGGTACAGAGATTTGGAAGCCATATAGTACCTACCAAATAGGATTAAGATTTAGGGACAACGAAAAGAGAATGTGCGGTGTTGTTACTAACGACAGCCTTGTGGTAACAATGCCTGACCGTGGGGATTTTAATGATAACTCATTTGTAGAGTACATCAACTTTACATTAAGCAACACAAATGCACTTGTAGAAATTCCTGATTGGGCATACTACTACGATATTCTTGTTACAAAGAATTTAAGAACAAGGTTTTTTGTTCAATTTATTGCAAATTATATAAGATATGCCGTAAAAAATAGTGATGGGACTTATACTTATACTACTGTTTATAATTCTAATATTTATGGGGTTGCATTTGAAGCATCAACATTAGCGGCACAAGGTCAAGGGGTTGTTTATACGGAAGGCGACAGGTTGCGTGTTTATTTAACGGGTTTGTCTATTATGCCATTTGACTTAGAGGTTATCGGTCAGGAAGGGAACTACATTATAACAAGGCCATTTAACTTTGGAACTGCAACATCTTCAAGCCTCTTAGATATGCTTGTGGAATACTACACTCCCTACTTTAAGGCAGAGAACGAAATATTTTATACCACTGCGGCTTCTTATCGTGTGTCAGCCCCCGGAACGGATAGCAGACAGTATTCTACATTGTCCGGTCAATTAGAGGGGGATTGTTATTTTATCCCAAGACTTACCCAAATACTTTCCATTACATACAACACGGTATGTATGTCCCCAAGTGATGACCGTTGGAAAAATTGGTATGATACTTACGGGGAAGCGAACATTGTGACGTTATTGGGGCAGGTACAAAAGACTTCATCCGTAAAGTGGTCAAACACTCTTATTGAGGGTTCTTTGGTTAACGGGTTAAGCACATTCGATGCCCTTGATGAAAAGCTACTCCCGCAAAGCATGGGGGCTGTAAAAAAGCTGATACAGACATCAAAAGTACAGCAGCAGGGTAATATCATGCTTGCCATCGGGGAGGATGAAACCGCATCATTGTATTTGGGTGAAGTTCAGGTAGTTGGCTCCGATGCCAACGCTTTCCTTGCTTCATCCCCAAATGTAATTGGGACGGTTAACGTGCTGAAAGGTTCCTTTGGTACAACCCACGCTGAATCAGTAACAGAATACAGGGGTAATGTATATTGGTGGGATGATGTGAGGGCAAGGATTGTGCAGTATTCATCAAGCGGGCTGTACCCAATATCCAACTACAAAATGACAAGGTATTGGAAGCAGTTCACCGACACCTTCAATTCTATGACTACCGAAGAAATAGAGAACTTCGGGGGTAGGCCGTTTGTCTTTACTACCGTAGACCCGTACCACGATGAACTGCTTTTTTCCGTACCCAAGCTATTGTCAGCATCCCCCAAAGGGGTTTTGCCGGACTTGCTTTACGACAATTTTGACCCTTCAAGGGATTTACAAGGGCTTCCAATGATGTACCCATTTGATATATGGGACGGGCAGGGGAAGTCAATAGTCTACAAAGTTTCAACTAATCCCAATTTTTGGCAGGGGGCGTATTCATTTAATCCCGAATGTTTTGTAACTTTGGGAAGTAATCTTTACTCGTTCAAAAACGGGCAATGTTTCATACACAACCAAACCGACAATTACAACAGGTTCTATGGTGACGGGGCCAGTTACAAGTCAAGGATAATGCCTATCTATAACAAAGAAGGTAATATCCCCAAAGTGTATAACGCAGCAAAAATAGAAGCAAACATAGTCCCAAGTTTAATGTATTTCAGAAGTGAGATACCTTACGTTCAGGGAAGTGATTTAGTGGATTTTGATTGGACTAATTACGAGGGAATGTTTTACGCTACTATTTATAGGAACAGGATAACCCCCACACAAAGCGGATATACAACAGACGGGCTTTTAACAGGGGAGAAAATGAGAACCAATGCAATGCGGGTTCTTTTGGAGTTTGAGGTACTTAACAACGTGCCACTTCAATTAAGATACGCAACGCTTGAATATATTTTATCAAAAGGACATTTAATATAAATAAATTATGCCGGGAGCAACAGACGCATTAGGGGCAGCAGGTGGAGCAACACCGTGGGGGGCAATAGCCGGGATAGGGTTAGGACTTATCGGTGGTATTGGTAAAATGTTCGGGAGGGCTAAAGCCAACCGTGAACTTAAAGCACTTGCCAAGCAAGACCCCACTTATTCCGCAGACCCACGCATTATGCAGATGGCTAACCAACGATTAGGGTTGGCTAATACGCTTCTTCAAGCCCGCGCTCCGGGAGCCATGCAAGCCGAAAGGAATATATATTCCACCCAAGCAGGGCAGTTAGCAGGGCTTAACCGTAGTGCTACCGATGCAAGTCAGGCTTTAGCCGTTGCTGCTGGAATTGGGGGACAAACTCAAGACGCTTTTACCAACTTAGGACAGCAAGAAGCCCAAGACTACTACCGTAGATTAGGTATTCAAGGTGATGCACAACAAGGCGTAATGAACGAAGCCCAAAGAGTAGAAGGAAATATGTTCAATGACCAACTGCGGAAGTACCAAAACAAAATGGATATTCAGGGGGCTATGCAGCAGAACCGTCAGAACACATGGGGGGATATTTCTAACTTAGGATTTGGGTTGGCTGACTTCGGAATGAGTGGTGGATTTAACGGAATGTTTGGTGGTCGTCCCGGAACAACTCAAAGCATAACTAATCAGCGGGTTCAAAATGCACCAATACAGAGAACAAATATCCCATCCGGTTATCATGCTGATGGGACATCTATTGGATTTGGGTCTGGTGGCGGGGTTAATATTCAATCCCCACAAATGAGATTTAATTCACCATATCCTTATAACAGACCACAAATGAATTGGAACTCAATAGGAGGTTAAAATATGGCATTACCCGTAGATCGTTTTATAACTAATGAGCAAGATTTTGCAGGCCTTTACCGTTACAGCGGAAGGCTTGAACAAAACCGCTTACGCCAAGAACAAGAGAAACAAGCGGCTGCGGGTAGAAAGGCTGCGTCCGATAAATACTTCGCCAACTACCTTGACCCCAAAGAAAGATTTACCGGGACAATGGCTGACCCCGTTATTACAGATAAGTTAGCTAAAGCACTTGACCAAGCATTTGAATTATCTTCCAAAGGTGCAACGGACAATGAAATATTCATGGCAATCACACCACTTGTAAATGATGCCAACGAATACACGCAAAAAGCAAAAGCAATACAAGCCCAAAAGAAACAAGCATTAGATATAGTTGGTAAAAGGAAGGGGGTGGATATACTTAAATTCTCAAATGAATTTGATGATGAAGTTTTTATGGAAACAGACCCTCAAACAGGGGCGAAGAAAATGAAAGAACTTTCACTTGTTGACCCGTCACAAAACTATGCAGATAAAGTATTATCCACAAGGGACGTATTTAACACAGAAGGGTTTGACGAGTTCATTTCAAAATCCAAATCAGTAACAGGGAATTTATCAACAAAACTAACAGACGCTAAAAAAGGAATGAGGGCTGTTAAGTTAAGTGTGACAGCCCCGGAATATATGGAACCCGTTATTGTTAATGGTGTTTTCCAACAAAAATTCCAGCCAAGACACGAAGTATTTACAGATAATGGGGAGGTTGTAGAAGAACCTGAATTTGATATTGATGGTAATCCGGTAATAGGTTCAAATGGTCAGCAATCAAAGACACCTGTTAAGATGGTTACTAAAGATGATTGGTTGCCACTGCTTAGAAATGCCGGGACAGGAGCATATTTAAGACAAGAGGTTAAAAAGTATGCAAATAAACTCGGAGTTGACCCATCAGGCCCACAGGCCGAACATTTTGGTAGGGCTTTAGCATGGAAATTAATTGACCAAAGTACTCAAAGCAGAGGCACTTATAGTGAAGCAGTTGAACAAAAAGCACAGCCAATTATTATAAATAACAATAGCGGGAGTGGTACAACATCAAAAACTCCTACACAAATAGACCTTCGTGAATACCCTGACGTTGCAGGTGGTGGGAAGGATATTACAAACTTAATGCAAGGGGTAAAGGTTACTGGGCTTCCAAACGGGAAAACATTACTTGCTGAAAAGGTTTATTATAACCCAATCAATCAAAGGGTGACATTTAAGGAATATGCAGAGAGGGACGAATCGGGGGCAATCATAACAGGTGGTGGTGAAAAGACGGTATCTCTTACTACATTCCTTCAAAATATTAAAAGCAATAATCCGGGGACAGATATGAAGTTCTTGGAAGGGCTTCGTAATCCAATTACAGGAGCCGCCCCAACTCCGGATAGTCCCAAAAGTAAAAGTTGGGTTGTTGGGGGCAAGACACTAACGGCAGACCAAATTAAAAAAGGTGCTGCAAAGTACAAAATGTCAGAAGAACAGTATTTGAAAAGCATAGGTGCTAAAGAACAATAATTATGGGTAAAGTTCCTACAAGGATAAAGTTTGATGAAGATGGGTTGCCAATCCCGCAAACAAGTCAGGTTGACACTATTCAATTTGATGAAGATGGACTTCCTATACCCGTAAAAAAAAAAGCCGTTGGTACGGATTTATCAATGGTTGGTGGGAAAGCTGTACCGGGTGGTGGTCAAGTTGGGAGTTCCAAAACCCAATACGGAGGAATAACAGATTATAGTCTTAAAGGCGTAGAACAATACGCCGAACAATACAACAAACAGTTTGAGGACGCTACCGGACACCGGGAATTAAATCTTAATGCTCCAGCAAAGCCAAAATCTATTCTTAGCCAACAGACTTACGAAAAAAAGAAAGGTGCTTTTGAATTAAAGAAGATGGAGCAGTACCGGGACATTGAAGAAAACCAAATAAAGCCCGTACAAATAAAGGTAGCAACAGGGGAAGTAAAGCCTTCCGAACTTTCTGAATTATATAATAACCCATTCGGGAAAAAGATTGTAAGCCAAATTATAAACGACAACGTACCTGAACTTGGTTCAACTGCATTAGAAAGTGACGTTTATGGTAACGAACAAAAATGGTCTGATATTGCACAATCAATTAATGTTAAGAATGTAGGGGTAGGTGTTGATTTGAACCTACAAGCTATTCAGGGGATTGATGATTACCTTAACACTACAATGCAATCCGGTCAGGCTAAAACAGGATATGCGGGTAGCGTAAGTCCCACAACCGGAGTTGTTACAAGAGAAGCGGGTAGTGAGTTATTGCCGTTAAAGAAGTATAACGTAAATGACCCAAAAGATTTAAGTAAGTTTTTACAGGAGGTATCAAAGTCAGATGAAATATTAGGGGCTGACGGCGGGAAGAAAAAGCTAGTTGAAAGTATAAAAGAAAAACTGTTTTTCATTAAAACACAAGAACCGATTGACCAAGAAATTGAAAGTGCAAATATTCCTGATGCGGTAGCAAGGGTCAACATGAGGCTTGAAAAAGGCCGTCAGAACGTAAAGTACAATGATAAAGTAAATGAATTACACTTTAAGTTGGGTCTTAACTACGTGAAGGATTCTGACCCTGCATTGTACGCAAACGTAATGAGGACTATAACCGAACTTGGTGATATACCGGACAAGGATTATGAAGGTATTGCTTCTTTGGGGCAGGATATTTATAACAAAAAAATACATCTGCAAAGCGCAACTAATCCTGAACTTGTTGGTCAGCAAACAGATATTAAATACACTTCGTACCAATCTGAAAAACAAAAATATTCAGAGGTATTAAGTGAAACAATTAAAAAATTAGGGTATGGCAATAAAGGTCGTGTCCCAACAAAAGCGATAGAAGAAGCATGGAAGCTACACCCTGAACTTGACAACGCTGAAATAGTAAACGATATTGCAAAAGATGAAGCAGCCGGGGGATATGGTATAGTAAAATCAGGAGGACTTAACAGAAGGATGAACGCAATAGCTGAACCGTTTAAAGACTTAAACAGGTTCTATAACTCTATTGTGGATAGCCCCGCTGAAACATACTACAATTCAAAACGACTTGACTACGGAGATCAGAAACTACTTGATAACGAAGGAAACATAGTAGATAGGTTGCCGTCAGATAGTTACGGTACTTTTGATAAGATTTTAGATGGGGCTGCGAAAATAGCGTCACAGGTATTGATAACAAAGGGAGTTGGCGGTTTAATGAAAGCCCCAATAGCCTTTGGGTTAGGTCAGGTTCCACGGGCTGCAATGACAGCTAACCAAGCAAAAGGTATTGTGAATGTTGGGGGTACGTTTGCTTCAACATACTTACAAACATACGGGAACAGCTACATTGATTTTCTGAATAAAACAGGAAACCCGGATAAGGCTGCATTAATGGCTACCATTGACGGACTTGGTACTGCGGCACTTGAAACATTTATATCCCCCGATGTTAAAATAGCTGACAAAGCAGCGGAACTTCTTAAAAGCAAAAAGATTGACTTTGTAAAAGACCTTACTAAAGTAATTGAAGGGAATGGAGGTAAAGTAGCCGCAGGTCAGGTAATTAAGAAGTTTGTCACAGACGCAAGCGGTATCATGGGAGGTCAAATTCTTCAAGAGGATTTGCAGCAGGTAGAAAACTTTTTAGTAGAGGGTATATTCTCCCCAAGAACAGTTGAGGACAGGAACTTAGTAAAGGAGTTGATAAACACAACTAAGGAAACGGCATTAGCCACAGTTATCCCCGCAATACTTGGCGGCGGTGGGGCTACTAAAGCACAACGTAAATTATCAAGGGAAGGGTTGCATACTATTGCCATCAACTTTGATTCCTACAAAGAGGCTATGGATAAAGCCGTATTGGACGGGTTAATGTCACAAAGCGACTATGACTTAGCAAGTGGAATTATCCAACGTCATAAAAGCAATATTGATAACGCACCGCATAGGGACGCAAAAGGTGGGCTTATTTCAGCAGACAGGCAGTTAGAATATGCTTTCCAATCAACAGTAGAACAGATATACGGCGAACGGGCGGCACAACAGACGGACAAAGTTCAGCGTGAACCACTTGAAGAAAAAATAAAAGAAGCTGAACAAATAAAAAGAAAGATATTTTTAGGAGAAGAAGTCAAAGGACTTCCCCAAGAAGAAAAAGTTGATGAAGTTGATGAAAAGTCGGTAGAAGAAGCAAGGCTTTTAGAGATTGCAGACCAAGCATTAAATAATGTAGCCCCAATAGCGGGTACAGATGGTAACGTAATGG